ATGTAGGATTTCAAGATGTCGTTCAATTTCTATACGATCAAAATATGGTAAAACAAAATCTTTTGGTAATAATTGTTTAGCAGCCAAGTCAGTAAAGAATGGTGTTAAATCAATTGGTTTTTTAATTCCTCGGATTTCATACATTTCTTGTATTTGTTCCAAAGTACCGTGTCTCTTCCAGTCAGATGACATCACAATATCACAACCAGTTTCCTCAATAATCTCATTTAAAACTTTAACCGCTTTAGTATCAAAATCATCCATTCTAATATCCATTGGTGTTTGGGGATTAGAATCAAATCCTTTTTTCTTAAATCTACCACCCCAATTGTTGGAAAGGCATATAACTCCGTCGTTATCAAGAAACAAAATTTTTTTACTCATATTACTAATATTAGTAAATAAAAATTAAATATCAAAATTTTTAGTTAGTTTTTCATCAAATTTAACATTATGTCTAAATTCAAATTCACCCACTAATCGTTCTGTTGAAATATTATGTCTTGTTAATAACATGTACGCACCTATATCAGCATCCATTTCGTCTTTCTCGGATCTTGGTCCATCGTGATTTAAAAGTAAGTGACTAATTTCGTGAGCCTCAATAAACCTTAAATCGTCCATTGTTAAATCGTTAGAATTTAAAAATATTTCACCATTAATAATTATTAATTCTTGGTTTGGTACATAAAAACCATAACCATACTCATTGAATATCGTTATAAGATTTTCGTAATTTTCATTATTTTTAAATATAACTAAAATCTTAATCTCAGGTTTAAATATACTTGAGTAGGTTATTAACCCATCATCAATATCTTGTAGTAGGTTATATTGTTCTTCGGTTATTATGATTTTCATAAAAATAAATATATTAAATTATGTCTTTAAATTGTTGATATCATCCAATGTTTACTAAAAGTTGAGAGGGGGTGTTGGTATGACTCCCCTTAAATTGTAGACCTCATCCAGCATAAAACCAGGAAATCCAATTGATAATTTGTGGTGTGACTCCCCTTAAATTGTAGACCTCATCCAACGCAAAAAACAAAAAAGAGTTGCCAAAACTGAGGTGTGACACCCCTTAAATTGTAGACCTCATCCAACTTACTTTCACTTTGTAATTGTTTGGTCAAAAGGTGTGACACCCCTTAAATTGTAGACCTCATCCAACCATCTCCTTGTAAGTTCCTGTATTTCAGAGTAGTTAAGACCAAATTTGTCTTCCAAAACTGACCAAATTTCATTATAATTGATATAAACAACCTCATTTTTTCTATTGTAAACCATAAAATTATGTCCTTTTTTATAATGATATAACGTCCAATCTTGACGTTCTTCACTCTGAACTGATTCCAAGTCATTAAATAAATTTAAAAAGTCAATTGGTTCTTTAATGTCAAAAATTTTAAATAAATTATCCAAGGATCCAACAATTTTTGTTACAGATTCAAAACCAACTTTTTTGATTAAATCCTTTAATTTTTCTTTTATTTTGTCTTCCATTTTATTAACCAATAACACCAACTAAACCATCCAAATGATGATCATTATCCATATCTGAAAATATTGGTCTCTTATCCATAATCTTAATGATTTCATCAATACTATATGGTTTTAAATCATTACCATCCATACCAACGTCCATTTTTTTACCTTTACCAAATTTCTTATCTGGACTAAGGTGTACGTGCCCATGTAATTGGATTACACCCTTATTTAGTCCGTGCCAACTTTGTAGTGGATAGTGACATAAAACAAAATTTCTATCATTTATGTTAACTTCTAAATAATGTTGGACACTTAAAAATCTACTCTGTATGTTTCCACGATTGTTCTGGATGTGCATATCGTGATTTCCTAATATAAGATGAATGTTTTGACATACCAATCTATCAAGAAAAATTCCAATATTATCAAATCCCCCAAATGAAACGTCACCCAACATTATTAGTGTGTCATCTTGACCAACCATATTGTTAATACCACTAACAATTCGATCGTTCATTTGATCAATCGTTTGGAAGTCTCTTGTTGAGTCAATCGGAATCTCACCATTCTGGGTTCGCCAATTGGTCACCCCTCTCGTTAGATTTTTATGACCGTAGTGGGTATCTGAGGTTATCCACACTTTTCCTGTTGTCAATAATTTTTTAAAACTCATAATTTTTATTTTTTAAGGTAAAACATCACCAGTATAATTAACACTTATTCTTGGGTAATCACTGATTCTTCTTGTTACTTCATATTCAACTTGGTTTGGTAAATCATCGTTTGGTCCTACTACTGGTATCCTATACTGTTCAGATGCCCAATTACTATTATAACGATTAGTATCCATTAAACTTCTTATTCTGTCAAGTATGCTTGGATAATTAGTTGTTTCACTATTACCTTGGTGAATATTAATTATATCTGAAATAGAAACTGGTTTATTTCTGGTTTCACCATAAATTAAATCAATGGTTCTTTCATTTTTTTGTAATTCTTTTCTAATCTTTAAAAAGATTTCATCCGGAATCCAATCTATAAACATTGGACTAACCTCACTATCGTCTGCGGTCCAAGCTTGGAATTTATCATCACCATAATCTCTTGAAAACGCAACTTTAGTATCAATTTTTTTATTAATACAATAAACTAACCTATGTGTTTTTAGATATCTATCCCAATATTTTTCTTGTGTTGTACACCATTTTGTATTTGATCCGTAAACCCTTGACGCCTCAAAACTTAAAGGTGTTAATACTAACCAGGTGTCATCTTCGTGTATTTTCAAAATTTGTTTTTCAACTTCTTTTTGTTTTTCAATATCTTCAGCAATCTTAACTTGTTCGTTTAACTCAAGAAAATTTTTATATTTACTAATGTCTTTTTCTTTTATTCTATTAGATCTTGAGTGTCTTTCAAATTCATTTAAAACTTCAATTTCATTTGAACCGAACAAAAATACTCCCAGATAACCTTTAAGTTCATCCAAATTTGGACTATAATATTGGTTATCCCTTTTAAAGTTTTTAATTAAAAACTCGGTATACTTGTAAGTACCAGTTGGGTCCAATGATGTTATGATATCAATTAATGATACATTTAAATCCGGATGTTGTTCTTTTAATCTGTCTAATCTATTCATAAATTTATACTAAATCTGTTTTTCATTTGTTCTATTTTGTCTTCTGGAACATTGTGTTGATTTATACCTCCGTGATAATTTTCAACTATAATAGTGAAAGTTTTGTAACCATATTCTTTTGCAAGTTCAAGGTATGGTTGGAATTCCCATTCTTGTGTAAAGGTATTTGAGACAACTATTTTATCTCTACCTGTCGCCATATTCGTTTTAACCCTATCTAAACACCAAGTGTGAGCATTTTTAATTTTACTACCATCAAAATTGTAATTACCATCAGCGTCAACAAAGTATTGATCCGCCTCAATGTGTATTCCACCCAATGTTTTTGCAAATGTTGATTTTCCAGATCCTGAAATCCCGCGACATATATATAGTAATTTTTCCATATAGCAAATATAGATATTTTTTTTTAATCACACAACTATTTATCATTATGAAAATCGTAATAACTGAAAACCAACATAAAATGTTAATTGAAAGTGTCGTTAATGACACAGAATTTAGGAATTTAATTAAAGGTTATGAATCAACTGTTGTTAATAGTAAGAACCAACATTACGTTTTTGACGATAAAGATCCGAAATTACCACCAAACAATAAAAAAACATTCATTCGTAAAAAATCACCTTATGGTGGTGTGTTAACAATTGGGTGGGGTCATACTGGGCCATCAGTGAAACCAGGTATGGTTATCTCAAATAGAGAAGCCGAACAATTATTAACTGATGATATTAAAAAACACGAAGAGATTGCTAAAAAAGTTTTTCCAAAATTTGATAAATACCCAGTGTATGTTCAAAGAGCATTGGTTAATGCAACATATCGTGGTGAAGTTAAAAGTGGTTATAAATGGGTTAAAAGTTTAAATGATGGTAATTGGTCTTTGGGTGCTAAGCAATATCTTGAAGGTTGGAATATTGACTTTTCAAATGTTGACGACCCAAGAAAAAAAGGAACTGTCGCTGAACGAATGAAAAACAATCAAATGGCTTTTTTAAAATATGCTGAAGAATTATCTAAACCAGTTGAACCGAAAGTTAAACAACAAAAAACTAAGACACAAAAACCTAAAACACAAATTGGTGGTGGTGGTCTTTCTCCAAGTATCTTTAATCTATATGTTGTAAAGCCAGGTGAAACATTATCTGGAATTGCATCAAAATATGATAAGACGGTTACAGTTGATTCTATTATTAAATTAAACGATTTAAAATCCGCAACCCTTAAACCAGGTCAAATTTTAAAATTAAAATAATGGGTTGTTAATTTACATTAACAACCCATAGACTCCACCATTTCATTTTTTGGACATAGGAAAATGAAAAAACCAAATTTATTTTGTTACCAGTGCTTCAATCTTACTTCTAACTTGTTCTGTTAAAGATAATTCATTTGTGTTGGTAACAATAATACAATCAACCAAAGTTTTACTAGGTATATTAATGTAAAATGTATCACCATTATAAAATGATAAATTTTGTTTTAATTCAACACTAGTATGAATCATTTTTAAAAACAATTTAAATTGTATTTGATCAACAAATGTTTCGTTTAGTAACTCACCAAACGTTTCGTGTAATATTCTAATGTTAAATCCTGTTTTCATAGTACAAATATATAAAAAAATTATTATAAAAACAAAAATCTCAAAAAATATTTTAATTTTTTGAGATTTTTGTTTTACCAACAGAAAGGGTGGGTGTGTGTTTTTTTTGTATTTCATAAATATCTACAAAATTGATAAAAACCAAATTAATTCAATATTTTATGATATTTATTACTATGGAACTATTAATAAATAACAATTCCTTTACTGTAAAAACAATGATTACACCCAAAGATATCCAAAATGGAATGATGGGTAAAAAATTTGATAACCAATTTAATGGTATGTTATTTATTTTAACCGATGGTGAACATTCCTTTTGGATGAAAAATTGTATCGTCAATCTTGATATTATATTTATCAACAATAACACTATAACAAAAATACATAAAAATTGTAAACCGTGTAAAGGTAATAATTGTTTACGTTACAAAGGTTTTGGTGATATGGTTCTTGAAATAAATGGGGGCTCTTGTGATCTATACGACATACAAGAAAACGACCTTGTTGTTATTAACGATTAGTTTCTAACTTTTCAATATGATGTTGTAAATACCAAGCGGCTTTTTTCAGATCTTGTATTTCCTTATCTTTATCTTTTTTTCCGGCTCTTGAAATATACTTTACGGTATTTCCTAAACTAAACCCAAGATCCCAAGCATCAATCACTTTAATCGCTTCATATTCATTATTTTTACCAAATTGGTAATGGTCAGGGTGATTAACCATTTCTTTTTCTTCCATTATTTTAACCGTTTTTTTGTTGATATAACCCCAAACTAATTAAAAGTGTTCTCGTTTTACGACCAAGATCTGCGTCGTTCGGGAATTCGTTTGCCAAATCCTGAATTGTTTTGTAAGTTTTTACTAAATCAATTTCTTGTTGATTATTTTTCTGTGATACAGGATTTTTGTAACCAAACTCTTTCTCTTGTCTTAATTCATTAAGTGTTCTTGTTTTCATATTATTTATTTTAATTGTTCCTTTGTTTTTTTGTAATCCTCAATTCCTTTTTTCTGTACGATATAACTAATCAATTTTCGTTTAAATAGTGGTAATAACGTTTCTTCTAACGGGAACTCACCATTAACTGTCATTTCAACAATCGGTAGTGTTTTTTGTTTCTCACTATCAACATTACTAAACATATCAATTATTTTTGTAATAGTCAAATCTTTTTTTTCATCAGAATAAATTAAATTAATTATTAATTTATTTTCTGGGGATCCTTTTGCTGCTGGTTTTTTTTCATACTCCCAAACATATAAAACATTGGTTTCAATATTTTCATAATAAAAATAACCATTTTTTAATGTTATATTATCAATATTTTTTTTAACTTTAACAACAACATTGTCAAATACTGTTTCCCATACAGATTTTGCGATATCAAAATATTCGTGTAATTTTGGTGTGCTATATGATAAAATCTTAATGAATTCTGCGTGTTCATCACTTGTCATTGGGGGTAGATCTTTAATTTTTAAATCCATAACCAATAATTCGTCATCAACAGTTTTAAATTTTTTATCCGTATATAAAATTTTCTTATCTTTAATTAACGTTTGCGCATTTGCGAGATGTAATGATAACTCAATAAATCCTGGGTATAATTTTAAATTATCTAATTTTTCACCCATTTTTTGAAAATAGGATAATAACACATACTCTTTATGTTCTTGGTCAATTGGTTTATCAAACATCCAATCTGTCTCCATCAAAAACATTACCTTTTTTTTCCTACCCATCTCACTAATAATATTAATAATTTATAGATTAATCAATCCTCATAACAACATAATATGTGCCGTTAATGTCT